AAGAAGATGGCGTTGAGTTATCAAGAAGCAGACACAGAAAAGTAGTTCACCCAGACCAAGATATTTCTAGTGAAGATGCAGAAGTACAGGCAGTATGTAATGCTGTTTGGACTCAAGCAGTAAAAGATGCTTGGACTGCGTTTCTAGCTGAACAACAGAGTGTCTAATGCCAAGTATTTCAGATAAAACTGAGATTGGCTTACCACTTAAAAATTTAATAGGATTAATAGCAATCACTGCAACAGCAGTGTGGGCTTATTTTGGAATTATAGAACGTCTCAATAAGATAGAAACTAGACAGACATTATTTGAAGAAGACTTAGTAAAAGGTGCAGACCAGACACCTGTAGACCAAGAACAATTTATGTTGTTAGAGTTTATCTCAGGACAAGTAGAAAAAGTTTCAGCAGATTTAGAAAACATGGCTCATAACAAGGTTAATATTATGAGATTACAAACAGATATGGAAAAAGCCTTAAACGATATAGAGGAGTTAAAAGACAAAATAAGAGCAAACGGACATGATTAAAACAGTCATAGCTTTATGTTTATTTAGTGGTGGAGCATTAATTGAACATACGATTACTGACAATGTTAGTCATTGTCTCAAGATGAAACGAGAGATGATGCGTAATATGTCAGACCAAGTACAAATTATGTGTGGCGAAGTAGAAGCAGAAATCGAAGTCATACAAGGAAGAGAGTTTATTAAAAACATCAGAAAAACAACAAAATAAAGAAAGGAAATAAATGGAAGTTACATCAAGCCAGTACCATTCATTAGAAGTAAGATACAAAGAACAGGGATTATCCCTAAGAACTGCCTTAGACCTCTTGGAAAAAGCAAACGATAGAATGGCAGAATATAGAAAAACTATATACGAACTAAAAGAAGAATTAAAAAGACATGCCTAATACTCAAACTCTTTCAACTAAAGTAGACATACTACTTAGTAAGATAGAAGAGTTAGATGAGAAGGTAGACAAGAACAGTAGAGATATTGAAGAACTGAAGAAAGCTGTCAACATGGGAAGAGGTTCAATTAGAACTATTATAATCATTGGTGGACTTGTAGGTGCAATCATAGCTTTATTTAAAACATTTATAGGACAACAATGAACAACGATAATTGGAACCACTTTTATTTAGGTATTGCAGGTTATGTAGCTTTCCTCGTACTTTTTATAAATTTATTACAAGCATTATGACCAACATAAAAGAAGAGTTGCTCAACCAGTTACATTCTGAGTTGACGCAAAAGTTACTTGAGAAAGTCAGAGACCCTGACTGTAAAGCTAGTGACCTCAATGTTGCTAGACAATTTTTAAAGGATAATGGCATAGAAGCTGTTCCTGCTGATGATAGTCCTCTTAAGGATTTACTAGAAGAATTACCCTTCAAGATAAATGCAACCGCATCAAATACCTGATGCTCTCAAAGATTTTAGAAATTTCTTATACCTTGTTTGGAAACATCTAAATCTACCAGAGCCAACAAACATTCAGTTTGATATTGCTGATTACATAGCAAGCGATAACAATAGAATAATTATCTCAGCATTTCGTGGTGTTGGTAAATCTTGGATTACTTCTGCTTATGTCTTATGGAGATTACTGTTAGACCCTAGTTTAAATATACTCGTAGTATCAGCAAGTAAGAATAGAGCAGATGACTTTAGTACCTTTTGTCTAAGACTATTGTCTGAAATGCCTATACTGTTACACCTAAAACCTACAGAAAATCAAAGACAATCTAAAATATCTTTTGATGTTGCTCCTGCCTTAGCTTCTCACCAACCAAGTGTGAAGTCTTTAGGTATTACATCACAGTTAACAGGTAGTAGAGCAGACTTAATTATTGCTGATGATATTGAGACATCAGGAAATACACAAACTCAGTTTATGAGAGATAAGCTTTCTGAAGCTATCAAAGAGTTTGAAGCTATTATAAAGCCTTTAGATACGTCTAAAATCGTGTTTTTAGGCACACCTCAGTGTGAGCAAAGTATTTACAATAAGCTACAAGAACGAGGTTATAAGGTACGTTTTTGGACTGCAAGATATCCTAGTGAAGAACAACTAAAAAGTTATGGTTCTAATCTTGCACCGATATTATTAAACACATGGTCAACAGAACAGATAGGAAAGAGTACAGAGCCTACTCGATTTGACGATAAAGATTTACTGGAGAGAGAAGCTAGTTACGGAAGACTAGGTTTTAATATGCAGTTTCAGTTGGATACTACTTTATCTGACTTGCATAAATATCCTCTTAAGTTATCTGATTTGGTCGTTATGAACCTTAATCCTGATAATGCACCTGAGAAAGTCATCTGGGCATCTTCCCCTGAGTTACAACATAATGACTTGCCGAATGTAGGATTACAAGGAGATGCCTATTTTAGACCCATGCAGATACAAGGCGAATGGTTGCCTTATTCTGGGTGTGTGATGTCTATTGACCCTTCAGGTAAAGGTAAAGATGAGACAGCATATTGTGTTACAAAATTTCTAAACGGTAACATATATCTTATTGATATTGGTGGATTTAATGCAGGATATACAGAATATGTGTTAGATAAGCTTACAAAAATAGCTAAAAAACACGAAGTTAAGAAGATATTGATAGAAGAAAACTTTGGTCAAGGTATGTTTGAAGCCTTATTAAAGCCCTATTTAAGCAAAGAATACCCTTGTACCACTGAAAATATACGTCAAACAACTAATAAACACCGTAGAATACTCGATACTTTAGAGCCTTTATTCTCACAACACCGTATAATCGTGGATAGAAACGTAGTAAAAAGCGATTATGAGAGTACCAATAGCATCTATTCTGCTGAACAAGCCTTAAAATATCAGCTATTTTATCAATGTAGTAGGTTACAAAAGGGTGCAAATACTCTCGCTAATGACGATAGAATTGATGCTTTTCAGGTATGTTGCCACTATTGGCTACAACAATTAAGTAAAGACCAAGATAGTGCCTATAAAGACCGTAGGGAAGAACTCTTGAATGAGGAGTTAGAGAAATACTGGGGTGTCACACCCTCTCAATCATGGATAGAGTATTGATAAGAAATCCTTATCAAAGAGACCCCCTTTAATAAGAAACAATTAAGTGCCACTATAGGAGTAATAACTTAAAGTTATGACCTATTCAAGACTACTTCTCTCTAGGATTTAGACTTGTTAATAGAAGGAACAAGGACAGCAATTACTCTTACAATAGTAACCTTTAACTATAACCTAAGATAATGATGATGTTGTGTATTCTATCTATGTGTCAGAAATCCATAGGTTATATAACTACTAGTTTAACTACTAGTGTCAGGAATGAGCATGCCAAAAGACAAAATACTATATCTAAGTTCTATTTACTCTAACTATAAGCCAAAGAAAGCTATTAGAAACACTATGATACAGGCTATGAAAGACTTAAAGATAAGCTTTGAGGACACTGAAGAGAAGCCATTGAAGACATTGAGTAAGCAAAATATACAGCATACGAGGGATTTCTTAGAGGGTAACTTAGAGGATTTCATGGGGTATATACTTAGTGTGACGTTTGCTGATATATTATCTTGGCGAGATGCTGAGGACAAATAATTTAGGGTTAAAAATGTGACAACCTTACGTATATGGCTAAATTTTTATTTTTCCCCGTCTACTCCCTACAGATTTTTCGTGGTAGTACCTACCCTATGCAACAAATAAATGCAACAAGCTAGCAGGAAACACTGCAAAATATAAGTTCGCACCAGATTAGAAAGAATGTGTAATCTATTAATGATGTCTTTTTAATTTTTTTTGTTTGGCTTCTATCTTTCTCATTATCTGTTTTTTCATTTTCATAATTAAGTGACACTTTAGATAAGCCACCAGTTAAATAATTATTTACTTTTGTTTAACATTAAAGCTTGACACCAGTGCATATATGTAGATACTCAGGCTTGTATATTGTTAAAAGAAAGTAGGTAAACATGACAACCTTAAAACCATATCAATTAAAACTTAGAACAAACTCTAAGAAGTATAGAAGAATGAATACTTTTTTAGCTATGTTTTTATGCTTCACAAGTGCAGGACTTATTGCTTTTGTATTGTTGGCAGGTCTTGAAATTTTAAAAATGCATGCACAGGGGGTTCTGTAATGGAAAAACCAATCTATAAAGGAAACCTTTTGCGTGCTGTTTTATTAGAAGCCAAAAAGAATAATCTTAAATGGCTTTTGCAGGTATCAAAAGAAAACGTCTATCCTAACAATGATGATTATGATGACTACGATAACTGGCAGTACACAGATAATGTCAAAGACACAGTAAAAGAAGCTGAAGACTATTTTAACTGTGTTGATGTCATTTTTAATGACGGTCAGTATGTAAGATATATAGAGCAGTACGAGGACAAATCCTGCATTGAAAATATATCCGATTACACAGTACAAGTTGGCAAAGACTGGCTTGATGCTTTCATTAATAATTTAGAGCAGAAATACGAATTTAATTAAGTTTAAACCTAAACCCTTTTAATAGGGTTTGGGCTTAGGCTTATAGCTTAAGAGAAAGACGTAGGTAAACATGACAATAAAAGAACAAGAAAAACAAGAAGCAATACAGAGACTTCGTGAAGTCCTGAAAAAAGGTGATGTCCTTTTTACTCAATTAATGCATGTCTCATCAAGTGGCATGACCAGACACATCAAAGTTAGACAATTAAAGCAGGACACTGCATTAGATTGGACTAGATTAATTTCTATTGCACTAGATTGGAAACAGGCAAAGAACAAATATGGCAACCCTAACGGAATAAGAGTGGGGGGTTGTGGAATGGATATGGGCTTTCACCTTATTTATACCTTATCAGGCATTTTATTTGATGACGGGTACGCAATAAAACAGGAGTGGTTGTAGCATGAAAATGAAAACAAAGATTAACTTAATATCTATATTTATTTTTCTCTACATATATGCGGTAGTGTTCTACATCATTGCAATTAGATAGACTTAAACTTAAGCCCGACTCAGGGCTTAGGCTTAAGCCTAGAAGCTTAAGAGAAAGACGTAGGTATACATGACAACAAAAGTATATGAAAAGCTAAAGACCTTAACCATTAAAGGGTTACGCAAAAAAGCTGACAAAATGGGTGAACAAAAAGAATTATTTCTTGCGTTCATAGATGTTGTTGAGAAAGAAGCTTATAAAAAAGGCTACAAAGAAGGTGTTGAAGACGGAATAAACAACTCTTTGAAAGTCAGCAACAAGGTTAACGCATTAGTCGAATTTTTAGAAGAATAAACTTAAACCTAAGCCCTTTCAGTAGGGCTTGGGCTTAGGCTTATAGCTTAAGAGAAATGAGTAGCAGGTGAGTATATTAACTATAGTCATTTAAGAAAGGATAACAGTTTGTGTTACGTCTTGCTTAAATTATTGGGTCTAGTGTCTCTTGCAAATAAACTGCTCCAATACCTGTTACTCATTGCATCATTAACACTAAGAAAGAGAGGATTAAATGCCGAGTAGAAACAGCATTAAGTTAAATCCAAAAACGGTGGCACAAATTCAAAAGGAAGAGAGACACCGCAGGAAAGAAAGACAAAGGGTGTTGAAGTTGATGACATCTGATTTCTACAAAAACAATCAAGAAAGGCTAGAAGATGCAAATAAATATTGAGAAGTTATCCCCAACAATATGCACTAGAGTATGGGATAGGTGTCTTGCATTTACTCATTGCATGACTATATTTTTAACAAGGAAAGGAAGTAGGTAAGGTATGAAATATATATTAACATTATTGGTTAGACTTTGGTGTGCGTATAGAAGAGCAGTTATGTATGCCTACAACTTTAAAGACAAACGAAATGTAAAAGGTTGGTATGGTTATGATGTTCAAGACTTAAGAGAACAATATGACAGTATTAACTTTTATTCTCGTAACCATACATGGTTTGAATACAAAAAGTATTATGAGTGTGATAACCATGAGTTAGTAAGAAGACTAAGAATATTTAATTATCTTGTTCTTATTTCTTATTACAAACACGAAGGCTTTCACAAAGAGTTAGGTTTGAAAACACCTGCTGAAATGGAAAGCGACAAAATTGTAAACCTATTTAATTATAAAAATCAGGTATACACATATCACCACTTACAAATACTTGGTGATAAACAGGGGGATATCCATGCACAAAAGTAAAACTATCAATAGTTTCCAACTGACAAGGTGGTTTATTGATAGAATACAAGACGTTGAATTGAAGAAGAATAGAATACTTCATTCTAACGGTGTGCCTATGCATTACTACATGATTTTTAAAGTGTTGCTAGTCACAAAAGCAGAAGAGATGAATACTAAAACGATAGCTGAACGATATCACAAGATGTACGGTTGGCACATCATGCAGTCATCTCTATCAAGAACATTAAAATATTTAGCTGAAGAATTAGAGTTAGTTAAATATGTCCGTAATCCTTTTACGAGTAAATATACTTTTGTTGCACTGACATCTGAAGGAAAGAAAGCAAAAGATATATTTGTAAAAGGCAAAGACTTAGACACATTACCTTCTAAGGTGGTCGAGAGATTGGTTGCGAATGGTTCATAAACCTTTAATGAAAATACCATTACCTAAAGGAATACGTCTACGAGATGAACGTACCTTACAGGTCAATCAATCTAAACGACATGGTGACAAGATTGCCAGACAGTTTGCTACAGTAAAGCTAGACTTACCTGACCATTATTCTACGAAAGAATATGAGCAGGAATTTTTTAAAGCTTTGCAAGAAGCAATCAGTATTAAACAATCATTGCATGACAAAGTGAGTAGCGGTGGAGAGGAAAGTTTTACTAAACATAAACTTAATACTCCACTGTCTTTGTCAGAACTGTACCATGCCTTAGACATTACAAGGTTTCAAAAGCTAGCTAGTCGTGATGCTCAAGAAATATATTACAAAGACTTGGTAAGATTTTTTGGAGATGTCAAAGTTAATCAAATTACTTTTGAAAAAGTAGAACAGTTTAAAGTTGCATGTGGTGAATACATTAAAGAAAGAAATGCAGTTGGCACTTCTAATAATTCATCAGTGAATAAAAGATTGGGCTTACTCAGGGTCATGTTTGAGTATGCCTGTGATAGACGGTTGATTGAACGTCATAATGTTCCCACTATCAGAAACCTACCTGTAGGTGAGAGCAAGCCAAAGCCTGTGTTATATCCTGACCAACAAGCTGACTTATTGAAAGCTTGTCTTGTCAATGATGACCAAGACTTTGCGGACTTCATCAACTGGGCTATCGAAGGGGGTCAAAGACATAGTGAAATCTTTGCTTTGACCCTCAGTGATGTTACTCAAAAGAATAATAATTATTGGTTACGATTTTATCGGACTAAGACTGGAGTATGGACTGAGATACAGTTAACTCATTGCATGATAGATATCTTTAAACGTAAAAGATTAAGTGCATTGCAGAGACAAGACCAGAAGTTATTCCTTTATAATAAAAATACTATCAGACATAAGTGGGATTTTTATAGAAGGCTAGCTAACCTGTCATCTGAATATGTTCCGTATACGACAAGACATACAACAGCAACACGATTAGTCGAAGCTAACCTAGATATTAAATCAGTACAGTATTATCTAGGTCATAAAGATATTAAAACTACGTTGACTTACTATGCTAAACCTACGGATAGCATGAAGTCTAAGATAGCAGATACTCTAAACTCTTTTCAAAGGGGATATAAATGATTATAAGTACCTATGAGTGTGGGAGTATGCTGAAATTGGTAGACAGGTTGGTCTCAAAAACCAATGACTTAGGTCGTGTGAGTTCAAGTCTCACTACTCCTACCAAAACAAAAAGTTTTGTTGCACAAACTGTTACATTGGGTGCAGTTTGTTACAATGCTCAACAAAAAAGTGCTGTAAATACTAGAGATTGAGAGTTCACTATATTCAAAAAATAATACTTTCATCACTAGTACATGCAACACTGCATAAGGTAAGTAAAATCAAGGCTTACACACTTGTTTTTACCACCCAATGAAAAATAAATGATGCACTATTTTGTGTAACATAATTGTGTCAGGGGTGTGCAACTATGTTTTAGTGCATAACACTAAGGAGAACGAATGGATAATCAAATCCAAGAACAACTACAAGAACTCATGCGTGTAGGTGTGGGGGGTAAGTATCGTGATGATGATAATTACTCTAAGAAAATACAAGAAGAACTTGAACTAGAACAAATGATGATGCGTGGCGGTATCGACAAGTTCAATAAACAAATCAACAATGCCAAAGCGAAGGGTCAAGAAAGTACAACTCTTCATGGGATAGTATTCCAACAGAAGTATGTAGATATCTTATCAAAGATGATACATGACTGGGTTACAAAGTCCTTACAAGGTCAAGCAGGAAGACATCAAACTGCTATTAAATTAGTATGTCAATGTTTAGAACATAAACACTTTGATAACCAAGAACTGAAGAATGATGTACCAAGAATTTGGGATAAGGTTGCACTAATTATTATTAAGAATTGCATAGACGGTATCTCAAATAGACAAACACTAAACCGATTAAGTATTAAGATTGGTAATGCTTTAGAAATGGAAGCAAGGATAACTTACTTTATGGCTAAAGATAAATCATTGTATTCAAGAGTTTCACAAAAGCTGAACTCATCAAAGTCTATACCTCAATCAGAAAACAAATACATGTATAAGAAAAATGTATGGGTTTACTTTATGAATAAAAATCAAATGGATTTTTTAAAGTGGAACAAGACTGACAAGGTACACTTGGGTACTAAAATGGTTTACTTCTTAAAGATAGTTGGACTGATTAATATTCCATTAAAGAAAATTTATAAGAATAAATCTATCCGATATGTAGAAGCTACCGATAAAACAATTCAGGAAATTAGAAACTTTAATATTTCTAATGAAGCCTTACACCCTGACTTCATGCCAATGATAATGCCACCTCGTAAGTGGGATAATCCTTTTGTTGGTGGTTATTATGGGAAAAAATATAACGAAGAGAATACAGTGGAAGGGGTGAAAAATGCATTACAACATGCAAAAGCAAAGAAATAGGGCTTACCTAGAAGAACTTAAAAACATTGCACATGAGATGCCTGATGTTTATGACGCAATCAATATCATTCAAGAAACAGAATGGGCTATCAACAAACCTGTATATGAATTAGTTGATACTTGTCTTAGAAATAATTATGCACTAGGCAAGCTACCTGTTAATCCTGAAACGATTGAACTACCACCCAAGCCTTTTGACATAGCTACTAATAAAGAAAGCTTGCGTGACTACAAACGACAAGCAAACAAAGTCTATGATTTAAGACATCAACAGAAATCTAAGTTCATACAATGTAATCAGGTATTAAATATCGCTAAGTTATATTTAGATAAATCATTGTATTTTCCACATCAATATGATTTCAGGTGGAGAATATATCCAAAGCCTGCACTGTTAAATCCACAAGGTGCAGACTGGTCACGAACTTTATTAACTTTTAAATATGGTAAAAGAATAAAGGATAGTGAACATCATTTATTTATTTATGGTGCTAATACTTTTGGTGAAGTAGACAAAGAGGATATTGAAACCAGAGTACAATGGGTCAAAGATAATCACGATAGAATACTATCGACTGCTAAAGACCCACTGACTAATACATGGTGGAATGATGCAGATAAACCATTTGCTTTTTATGCCTTTGCAAAAGAGTACGAAGCTTATGCTCAGTCAGGTTTTAGTAAAGACTTCTTAACTTCATTACCAATACAAACTGATTGTAGTAACTCAGGACTACAACATTATTCAGCAATGATGAGAGATGAACATGGTGGTAAAGCTACTAATTTAATACCGAGTAATAAACCACAAGACATCTATGGCATTATAGCTGAACGAGTAGTTGTAAAGTTAAATGAACGTAGAGATAAACTTGCAATGCAATGGTTGTCATACGGAATAGATAGAAAGATATGTAAGAAACCAACAATGTGTTTACCTTACGGACTAACTAGATATTCCTGTAGAGAATACATTGAAGAGCATGTCGTAAAAGAATTACAGGATAGAAATAAACAACATCAATTTGGTGATGATTTATTTAGAGCAACACAATACCTGACACCTATTGTATGGGAAAGTATTGGTGATGTTGTGGTTGGTGCAAAAAATATTATGGGATTTTTACAAGAAGTCTCACGATTAGTTGCATCTGAAAATTTACCTGTAACTTGGACTACACCTTTAAATGCACCTGTTCAAATGATGAACTATAAAATGGAGCATAAAAGAGTGAAGACTAAAATGGGTGACAGTATTATAAAACTTACTGTTCAATCGGAGACTGACCAAATAGATAGTCGTAAGATATCTCAGTCCGTAGCACCTAACTATATCCATAGTCTTGATGCATCATGTTTACAGCTAGCAGTTGTGAAGGCTCATCAAGAGGGAGTGGATAGTTTTAGTATGATACATGATAGCTTTGGTGTTGTTGCACCTGAGACTGACATCATGTCGAAAGCTATAAGGGAAGCTTTCTGTCATATTTATCAAGATGATGTATTAGAGAAATGGTCTAATCAAATGTATGCCATGCTCTCATCTAAGAATAAATCTAAGTTCCCTAAACTACCACCTAAAGGTAACCTAAAATTAGAGCAGGTAATAGATAGTGTCTTTTTCTGTATCTAATAGTATGCACTACTGCATATTAGGTGACACTTTAGGTAAACACCTATTAAGGAGAAAACCTAATGAGTACAAATAACACTAAGGTTAGTGCTATTGGTGAAGCTGAATATCCGCATCTACAAGTACCTGATACAAAGTTTCAAAGTGAAGGTGAATATAAATGTAACCTGAAAGTTAAACTTGATGAAGCTACTGAGATGATAGCTGATATTGAGAATGAACTGAACCAACATCACGACCAATTATGTAAAGATAAAAACAAAAAATCTATACGTAAGAACTTACCGTTTACGATTGAAGACGGGTATGCAACTTTTAAATTTAAAGTTAAGGCATCTGGATTAAATACAAAAACTAACGAAACATTCCAGAGAAGGATTACTGTCATTGATAGTAATAAGAAACCTTTAGATGAGAACACTAGAATATGGGGTGGCTCAACACTAAAGATTGCATACAACATGCGTACTTGGTTTACAGATGCGTTGGGAGTAGGCATACAACTACAACCAAAAGCAGTCCAAGTAATTAATTTAGTTACATCAGAACTAAATAAGAGTTCATCATTGACTGACTTGTTTGAAGAAACAGACGGGTTCACACAAGATGAACATGACAATCAAGAACTAATAGATAGTGCAAAAGGTGACTTCTAGTAAATTAGATAACACTAAGCCAAAGCTAAAGAGTGGGTTAGAGAAAGTTGTGTACGATTACTTAAGTAAGAAAAAAATTAAATTTACTTACGAAGGTGTACGTATTGACTTTACTCAACCTGCTCAAAAAAGATATTACAGACCAGACTTTCCGATTGATAATAGTTTTATTGTTGAAACGAAAGGTCAGTTTGTAACTGCTGATAGAAAGAAACATAAGATAATCAAAGAGCAATATCCTGAGTTAGATATTCGATTTATTTTTTCAAATTCTAAAACAAAGATTGGTAAGAAATCTAAAACAACTTATGGCAAGTGGTGTGAATTACATGGTTTTAAATACCACTGTGTTCAATCTACGAAAGAACCTTTTCCTGAAGAATGGCTCAAGGAGATAGAGAATAATGGCAAGAGCAAAGACTGAATATATTGTAATTCACTGTTCGCAAACAAGACCTTCACAAGACATTGGTGTTGAAGAGATTGACCGTTGGCATAGACAACGAGGTTGGTTGGGTTGCGGATATGCAAGAGTTATTAGAAGAAATGGGGAAGAAGAAAGAGGAAGAGAAGATGATGACATGCAGGCTCATGTCAAAAATTATAATCACTTAAGTACATCTGTATGTTTAGTAGGTGGTTCAACAGAGAAAGACTGGACTGAACCTGAAGATAATTTCACTGCTGAACAATGGATAACATTGAAAAGAGTATTAAAAGAATTATTAGAAAAATATCCTAATGCAAAAATAGTCGGACACAACGCATTAGATGATGCCAAAACCTGTCCTAATTTTGACGTTGATGAATATTTATTCAGCGAAGGTTTTGTAGATACAGTTTCAGAATAGGGTGCAAATGAAAGACCAGAGTAAATCCTTACATTCCTCCTTCCCACAACAAAACTCTGCTTTCATTAAACATGCACCTTGTCCTGATTGTGGTAGCCGAGACAACTTAGCAATATACACCAATCATACTTACTGTTTCGGTTGCCACACCCACAAGTTTTTAGACGAACAACAAAATAATTTTACACAAAAAAATAATAGGGGAGACATGCTAAAAGGAAGTTATGAAACTTTAACTAAACGTAGGATTGATGAACACACTTGTAAATTTTTTAATTACCAAGTTGGAACACACAACAATTCACCAGTACAAATAGCAAACTACTATAACAAAAAGTATGAGTTAGTAGCACAACATATAAGATATCCTAATAAGGACTTTCGTTGGATTGGTGACTTCAATCAAGTGACATTGTTTGGTCAACAGAATTGGAGAGACGGTGGTAAGAAAATAATTATTACTGAAGGTGAGATAGATGCTATGTCTATTTCATTAGTTCAACAGAATAAATATCCTGTTGTTAGTGTACCGTCAGGTGCAAGTTCAGCTAAGAAATTTATTTTAAAAGAACTAGAATGGTTACAAAAATTTCAAGAAATAATTTTATGTTTTGATAATGATGAAGCAGGATTAAAAGCTTCAGTTGAATGTGCCGAAGTATTACCTGTTGGTAAAGCGAAGATAGCAAAACTACAAGGTAAAGATGCCAATGAATTATTAGTACAAGGTAAAGCTAATAAGATTATTGATGCTGTCTTTGAAGCTAAAACCTATACACCACAAGGAATTATTACAGGTGAACAAACATTTGACCTGTTAATGAATGATGATGAAGAGCCTAGTCAACCTTACAAATGGGAAGGATTAAATGACAAACTCAAAGGCATCAGAAAAAATGAGATTGTATTATTATGTGCAGGCTCAGGTACAGGTAAGTCACAAGTCTGTCGTGAGATAGCTTTTGATTTAATAAATAGAAAACATAAGGTTGGTTACATTGCACTAGAAGAAAGTGTTCAACGTAGCATCAGAGGTTTGGTATCTATTGGATTAGATTTACCAATACATTTACCTGAAATAAAACAACTAGCAGATAAAAATGACTTAGTAAAAGTATGGGAACACATTAAAGATAATGTAGTTTTCTATGACCATTGGGGTAGTACCGATAGTCAGGACTTAATGAACCGCATAAGGTATATGGTTCATGCTTTAGGTTGTGAATATATTATTCTCGACCATATCTCTATTGTTATTTCAGGATTACAAGAAGGTGATGAACGAAGACTATTAGATAACACTATGACTGAACTGAGAAAGTTAGTCGAAGAGTTAAAGATAGGAATGTTTGTTGTCTCACATTTAAAAAGACCTGAAGGAAAACTTGGGCATGAAGAAGGTGTGCAAACATCTTTGTCTCATCTCAGAGGTTCACATTCATTAGCACAATTATCTGATGCAGTAATTGGTTTTGAAAGAAATCAACAAGATGCAGAAGCAAATAATCTAATGACTGTCCGAGTATTAAAGAACAGGTTCAGTGGAGAAACTGGAGTAGCAACAACTCTCATGTATCACAAAGATACAGGTAGGTTATTAGAGAATAACGTAGCATGAATGAAAGAAGTTTAACTAAATTTATTTTATCTTATCTGATTGAGAAAGAAGATTACTTAACTTTCACAGAGGAAGAACAACAATTAGTTTTTCAAAGTTGTCGTACCATAATGAAAGCAATCTATCATGCAGTTAGATATCAGAATGTTATTCCTGTTGTTTTATGTGGTGACTATGAAGCTAAAGACTTAATTGATAGAGCCTTACGAGTTATCCAAGAACCATTACCCTCAACAAAAAGAATTAAGGTGGTGTTAGTACAATGAGATTAGTATTTGATATAGAAACCAATGGTTTATTAGACAGTATTACAAAGGTTCACTGTATAGTTGCTAAGGATATAGATACACAAGAAGTATATTCTTATCGACCTACAGAATTAAAAGCAGGTGTAGACTTATTATTAAATGCAAAACAATTAATAGGTCATAACATACAAGACTTTGATATCCCTGCATTAGAACAAATATTTAAAGTTAAATTTGAAAATGAATTAGTTGATACATTATTAATATCAAGATTAATCTGGACTGATATTAAAGATAAAGATTTTAGAGACAAGGTTGTACCTAGTCAGTTAATTGGAAAACATTCTCTTGATGCATGGGGTTATCGTTTAGGTAAACGTAAAGGTGATTACATTAAAACACATGGCTTTGAAGAATGGACTGAAGAGATGCAAAGCTATTGTGAGAATGATGTTGAAGTAACCTATTTATTTTATCTTAAAATATTACAACAAAGATATTCTTCTGAAGCGATTGACTTAGAACATCAGTTTGCTTACTGGATTAGGAAACAAGAACGACAAGGTGTAAACTTTGATTTGACTTCTGCTGAGAAGCTATTCGTTTTCCTTACGAAAAAAAGGCTTGAGTTAGAACAACAACTAACTCAGGCTTTCCCACCTATAGAAAAACATGTTGATACTCTTGTACCAAAAAGAGACAACAAAAAATTAGGTTACAAAAAAGGTGTGCCTGTTAAAAAATTTAAACTAGTAGAGTTTAATCCTAACAGTCGTGACCATATAGCTGAAAGATTAATCTTAAACTATCAATGGAAACCACAAGAATTTACACCCACTGGTAAACCTGAAATTAATGAAAGGATATTAAACAAGCTAACATATCCTGAAGCTAAATTACTAGCAGAACATTTCATGTTACAGAAAAGGTTAGGGCAACTATCAGACGGAGAACAATCTTATTTAAAATTAATATCAAAGGAGAATAAAATACATGGAAAAATTATTACAAATGGTGCGGTCACTGGGAGATGTACCGCAAACAGTCCGAACTTACAGCAAGTCGTTTCTTCAAGTTCCCCTTACGGTAAGGAACTTCGTAGTCTATTCACTGCTCCTCATGGTTTCGTCATGCTTGGCATTGATTTTAGTGGTTTGGAATTGCGTGTTCTGGGTCATTATCTTCACAGCTTTGACAATGGTCAATTCATCAAAATCCTTTTGGAAAGCGATATCCACACCGCTAACCAACGAGCAGTTGGGCTTGATACCAGAAATCAAGCAAAGACTTTCATCTATGCTTACATATACGGTGCAGGAAATGAGAAGCTCGGTCTCATTACTGGCGGAAACAGTAAAGAAGGAAAAAGATTAAGAGATAATTTTGAGAAGAAGTTACCTGCTTTGAAGTATTTAAAACAAGCAGTCAGTAACGCATATCATAATAAGAAGTTTTTGAGGGGATTAGATAGTAGAAAACTTATGTGTCGAAGTGAACATTCGGCATTGAACACACTTATTCAATCAGCGGGTGCAATAATAGTTAAGAAGGGAACAGTTCTTCTTAATGAAAAACTACAAAAAAATAATTTTGTATGGGGTGAAGACTACGCAATGGTTCTTCATGTCCATGATGAAATGCAATTTATTGTAAAGAAAGACCGAGTTGATGAATTTAAAACTATTGCAGAAAGTATCTTTGATGACACCCAAGTTGCAATGAATTTCAGATGCAAGCTAGACGGTGAAATTAAGGTTGGTCAAAATTGGAGTGAAACACACTAAGGAATACGACATTGATTTTAAACGAGACTTAAAGTTTGGTTAGAGTGGGAGAACGAACTCAAAGAAATTTTATGTAATGACAAGATTGAAGTTAAGACTGATAAACGGTGGAGTGATACAGGCAACATTGCTATTGAAATTGAAAGCAGAGGTAAGCCTTCAGGTCTATCGGTTACTAAGTCTGACTACTGGGCTTTTATACTTTGGCAAAAAGATGAGAGACCAAACATCATGTTAATACCCATAGATAGATTACGTACTATTACTTCTTACTTTCAAAGTAAAAAGAAAGTTGTCATGGGCGGAGATGCTAATACATCAAAGTTAGTGTTAGTACCTTTGCATGTCATTAATGATTACAACACACAAATAGAAATACAGGAAATGGTCAATGAAAAATACTCGGAAGAAAATAGACAAAAATAATTTTCCTTACAAATTTTATTTATGTTGGTGGATAGACCCTGCGAGTGATGCATCATGGCAAGACATAGAAGATATTAAAAGTTCTGATGTAGGTAATTGTGTTACTTCAGGTTGGCTTATCTCAAAGACAAAGAAGAAATATAAGTTTGTAGGTGACATCATTATCAATGATGACGGAACAGTAACAACAGCAGGAAACTCAACAACAATACCTGCTGTCAACATAATAGAACTAGTGGAGTTAAAGGAATGTCAGAAGTATTATTAATAGATGCTGATATGTTAGCATACAGAGTAACATCTGGATTAGAATTACCTGTTGATTGGGGTAATGATGAATGGTCATTACATTGTGATTTTGCAGAATGTAAAAAGACGTATGATGATTTAACTAAATATTATTTAGATATGTTGGAATGTGGAAAAGCTATCCACTGTTTTTCTGACGGTATTCATAATTATCGTAAAGACTACGATAAAGAATATAAGGCACACCGCAAGGCAGTGCGTAAGCCTATGTGTTTTAAGCCATTAAAAGATTATGTCATGGCTAATAACGATAGTGAATTATATCCACGATTAGAGGGTGATGATGTTATTGGTATCTTAGCAACAGGTAAGTACAAAGATAAATGTACTATCTTATCTGGTGATAAAGATATGAAAACAATACCTGCTATTCACTGTAATCTAAATGATGACAGTATTGATATCGTGCCTGAACACATGGCAAACTATAATTTTTTAATACAAGTTTTGGTTGGTGATACTGCTGACGGATATAAAGGTTGTCCGTCTATCGGTCATGTAAAAGCAAAGAAACTTCTAAATCCTGTTCATACATTAGAACAAAACTGGAGCATTGTTGTGGAACAGTTTTTAAAACAAGGATTAACAGTTGATGATGCATACCGACAAGCAACCTTAGCAAGAATACTACATGATAGTGAATATGATGTAGCAACAAAGAAAGTTAAATACTGGGATTATAATTATGAAAACTATAAAGACACTGGAAACAGCATTAGAACTAGTTAGTGGTACTAGAGCAGTACAGAATGGTGATAAGCTAATTAATCACGATAACATAGCAAGACTTTGGTCAGGTTTTTTAACTAACAAATTTAGAGCAAACATTCGTTTAGATGCATCAGATGTAGCACAGTTAATGGTGTTGTTGAAGGTAGCAAGAACACAAAATGGAGACTTTAATGAAGATGACTTCATAGATATTTGTGGATATGGAGCAATCGCAGGTGAGTTAAAAGAAGAAATAAAGAAATTAGGTGACACTTTAGGAGAAAATAACAGTGCCACAGGCTAAAAAACCACTAATCACAGAGGATTTAATAGTCTATTTAGAGGAATTATTTCCTGATAAATGTGCTGACTTAAAGGAAGATGAAAGAGTTATCTTCTATAAATCAGGACAAAGGTCTGTTGTTAATCATCTCATTGAAGAACATAAAAAACAATATGAAGAGGAGACGGAATAATGTGTTTAGGCGGTAGGTCATCAAGTCCACCACCTGCACCTGAGCCAACTCCCCCAACACCACCAGTCGTTAAGACTGCTACAACAGGAGATGTGCAAAATGCACCTGCTTCTGCTGAAGGTAGAAACTTAAAAATAGGTGGCAATAAAGGGAAGAAAAGATTAGGTAGAGGTTCTCTTAGAATACCTTTAGCTTCATCTGGTCTAACAGGTAGCGGGATAAATTTTCCAAATAGTTAATGGCTACAGAAACTTATAGCTTAGGAACTACTGTCAATAAAGATGATAAGTCTAATATTGAAAGTCAGTATGAAAAGCTAAGTATCAATAGAGAGACTTATATAGAGAGAGCAAGAGAAGCTTCTGAATTAACTATCCCACATTTATTTCCACCCAAAGGTGCGAATGAAGCAACAACATATCCTACACCTTATCAGTCCGTAGGTAGTAGAGGTGTTACAAATTTAGCATCTAAGTTAATGTTAGCTTTGTTTCCACCACAAGCACCCTTTTTTAGATTAGATATTGATGACCTTATTTACAAACAATTAGAAGGTAATCCACAACAGAAAGCAACTATTGAACAAGGACTAGCCAAGATAGAAAAATCTATCATGGATAATATTGAAACAAACAATGACCGAGTTGCTGTATATGAAGCTTTAAAACAATTAATTATATCTGGTAACGTATTATTAAAGTTAGGTGAGGAAGGATTACGAGTTATTCGTTTAGAAAACTATGTAGTCAAAAGAGACCCTGAAGGAAGAATACTTACAATCATTATTAAAGAACACATTTCTCGTGCTTCTATTCCCCCTAAATTACAAAACCAAATTCCACAAGACATGGAAGATAAACAATTCCTACATTTATATACCCATGTTACGAGACAAAAGAATGGCTACAAGTTAGTCCAAGAAATAAATAAAACTCAGGTATTATCTCAATCTTATACTTTAGAAAATATGCCTTTTATTCCTTTACGTTTTAATAGAGTAGACGGTAGTGATTATGGTAGAGGTCATGTTGAGAGTTATATTGGTGATTTAAAATCATTAGAAGGTTTAACAAGAAGTATCTTAGAAGGTTCTTCTGCTTCATCTAAAATGTTATTTATGGTTGCTCCTAATGGTACAACCAGAGCATCTTCGATTGCCAAAGCACCTAATGGTGCAATCATTGAAGGTAGTGCAAATGATGTTTCTGTATTACAAGCAAACAAGTTTGGTGATTTTAGAGTAGCCTTAGAAGCTTCGCAAAGAATAGAACAAAGATTACAGTTTGCATTTTTATTAAATGCTTCCGTACAAAGACAAGCTGAAAGAGTAACAGCAACCGAAGTGCAGTTAGTAGCAAATGAACTACAAGATGCATTAGGTGGTGTGTATGGAATTTTAACTACAGAATTTCAGTTGCCTTATTTACGAGCAAAGATTGCTTTATTAAGGAAACAGAAATTACTACCTGAACTTCCAGAAAATATTGTAAAGACAAAAATTATAGTAGGAATGGAAGCCTTAGGTAGAGCCAGTGACAGAATTAAATTATTACAATTTATGTCTGACTTAGCATCTACATTAGGTGCTGAGACACTAGCTAAATACGTCAACCTTGATGATGCTATTAAGAAGTTTGCTATTGCAAATGGAATAGACACACAAGGTTTAATCAAATCACCTGAGCAAGTTCAACAAGAAATGCAACAACAACAAGCACTTCAAGCAGGTCAACAATTCTTAGACCCAAGAGTTATTACTAAAGCAGGTGATTTACTAAACGATAACAATCAAGCCTTAGAAGTAAACGAACAAGGCGAACCTAATATAGTCGATAGGGAGTAATCACTTATGAGTACACAAAGAGTAGAAGTAAATCCAGATGACAACTCACAAACACTTGAGCAGTCTGCGGAACAATTACAAAAAGACGGTTTAACACTAACTGAGAATGGTACTGTCTCAGCTACAGAAAGTACAACTAGTGTTTCTGAACCTGATACAAATATACAATCATCAGAAGATAGACCTGAATGGTTGCCAGAAAAATTTCAAAGTGCAGAAGATTTAGCTAAAGCTTATTCTGAATTAGAAAAGAAATTATCTAATCCACAAGAGCAACAAGCAACAGAGGAACAACCTACTAAAGAAGAAGTAGAACAAGAGACAGGTATTACCTTAGATAAATACTATGATGAATGGGTAGAAAAAGGTGAACTAGGTCAAGAGAGTTATACTGAATTAGAAAAAGCAGGTTTACCAAAAGAATTAGTAGACGGATATATTGAAGGTCAAAAAGCTTTAGCCGACCAACAAGTAGGCAGAATGTATGATGCTGTTGGTGGAGAAGATAACTATAAAAATCTAATGGATTGGGCTTCAACTAATCTTACAGAAGCAGAGCAAAATGCATTTAATGATACCGTTGATAATGGCTCACAAACACAAATGGAATTTGCATTACAAGGATTAATGGCAAAAGCAGGTATGACACCTGAAACAAGCAATCAACTATTTCAAGGTGAAACTAATGTAGTTGATAATGATGTCTTTACTTCCGTTGCTCAGGTAACAGAAGCTATGAGTAATCCTAAATATGATAGTGACCCTGCATATAGAAAAGCTGTTGCAGATAAAATAGCAAGGTCAAGTGTGCTGTAATGCTTAATGTTTTAGGTGCTGTTGCACCAATGGTAAAAACTTTGTTTAGTACAATAGATAAAACTATTGATAACAAAGCTGATGCTGAAAAGATGAAACAACAAATTCAGCAACAATTACTATCTGGTCAATTAAAAGAATTAGAAGCACAAGCATCTATAATAACTGCTGAAGCAAATGGCGGTTGGCTACAAAGAAACTGGAGACCTTTACTAATGATTACATTTGCAGGTCTTGTTGTAGCACACTGGTTTGGTTTCACTGCTCCCAACATACCTGAGAGTGTTCAAAACTCTTTACTTAATATCGTAATGATAGGTGTAGGTGGTTATGTTGTTGGTAGGAGTGGAGAAAAGATAGCGGATAAATTTAAAAAGGAGAAGTAACATGCCAAGTCATTACGGACATAAGAAAGACAAGAAAATGCAAAAGCCTAAAAATGCTGTTGCTATGAAGTCTAAATCACCACTTAAAATTAAGAAGAAAAAATAATGTCACTAGTAGAAAACATCAATAGACGTAGACGTTTAGGTATCTCAAGACCTAAAAGTAAATCTACCATTTCACCTGAAGCTTACAAAGATATGAAGAATAAATGGAAAGATAAAGCTAAAATTAAAAAGAAGTAATGTCTAAAGATAAGCCACTAAATAAAATCTTAAGAAACCCTAATCCTAATAAAAAGTTTATGGTTTATGTTAGAGATAAACAAACTAACAACATTAAGAAAGTATCTTTTGGTGACCCCAATTTATCTATTAAGAGAGATAATCCTGATAGACAAAAATCATTTATGGCACGAATGGGTGCTGTACTAAAAAAAGTAGGCGGACAAAAGAATTTATCACCTGCATATTGGGCGGTAAAATCTTGGAGAAGCGGTACTAAAATTCCAACATAGCATCATCTCTCGCAAGAGAGGTGCTTATCGAAACCCCAAAAAAGTTTGCCTGTTACGACAGACAACAAACCGATTATGAAAGTAGATAGGGAATACTTAATAACAAAAAACAATACTTATAAAGGAGTATAATTATGTCAAACGCAACACCAAGTAGACTAGGTTTAGTCAACAATACTGGTACAAGCTATGATGCATTATTCTTAAAAGTATTCAGTGGAGAGGTACTTTCAAGCTTTCAGCGAGAAAACCAAATGTTAGGTATGACCACCGTTAGAACTATTGCTAATGGTAAGTCTGCACAATTCCCTGTTACTGGAAAGATTTCAGCATCATACCACACAGTAGGAAACGAGATACTCGGTTCTGCTGTAAAGCACAACGAAAAAATCATCAACATTGATGACATGTTAGTAGCATCAGCTTTCGTAGCTGAAATGGACGAGTTAAAGAACCACTATGATGTACGTTCTATTTACTCAAGAGAAATGGGTCAAGCATTAGCAAAGACTGTAGACCAAAACTTATTACAGTTAGCTATCTTGGCTTCTCAGGCATCAACAAATATCACAACTGACCTAAACGGTGGTTATGAGATTACTGATGCTGACGCAAATACAAACATGGATAGCTTAATTTCATCTATCTTTGAAGGTATTCAAAGACTTGATGAGAATGATGTTCCTGATGCGGGTAGATACATTGTTGTAAACCCTGACATTTACTACAAGTTAGCAAACGTAGATAAGTTAGTCTCTCGTGACTTCTCATCTAACAATGGTGACTTTGGTAAAGGTACAGTGGTAGCAATCGGTGGTGTTCCTGTAATTAAGAGCAACACTGCTGTAGATGCATTTGCAGATAACTCATCTGCTGTAACTGGAACTAACAACACATACAACGTAGACGGTCAAAACCATGTTGCATGTTTATTCCATTCATCAGCGATTGGTACTGTAAAACTCAAAGACTTAGTGCTTGAGACAACTTATGACCCAAGAAGACTTGGTACATTAATGACTGCAAGAATGGCAGTAGGCTCAAACATCTTAAGACCTGAGAGTGCAGTGTCTATCAAAACTGCATAATAACTAAACTACATGGGGGGATTTAGTTCCCCCCTTTATTATGAAACTTATATACCTTCTTGGATTTATATGTTTTCCCCCAGATGCTTATAATCCTGAACCCATTTGTACAACTATACAACAGCGATATGAGACGGTCTCTGACTGCATCAAGTATGGCAATGAATTAAATATAATCTTAAAAGAAGAACAAGTTAAAGATTACCATTTTAGGTGTAAAGAATATGACAGTAACAACAAGAACTACTGAACTAGAAGCAGTAAATACAATCCTTTCAACTATTGGTGAAGCACCACTAAACAGTTTGACAGGTTCTTTACCTGTTGACGGAACAGTAGCATTAAACATTTTATCTGAGATAACAAGAGAAGTACAAAGTGCAGGTTGGCATTTTAATACACATTACAAAGTTACATTAACAAGAGATACAGGTAACAAAATTCCACTAGCTACAAATATATTAAGAGTAGAACTAGATAATAATAGATATTCAAAAGTACAATACGATATCGTTCAAAGAGATAACTATTTATATAACTTAGCAAAGAACCAAGATACCTTTGATACAAACTTTGAAGATGTCACTGTTGTTTACTTATTACCATTTAATGAAATACCTGAGCAGGCTAAAAGATATATTACTATTAGAAGTGCAAGAGTATTCCATGACAGAACTTTAGGTGCAAATACACTACATAAATTCTCTACAGAAGATGAAGCAAGAGCATTAATAGTTCTAAAACAAGCAGAAGCAACAACAGGTGATTATTCTATCTTTGATACACCTGAGCAAGCATACACAATTACTAGAAACACAAGGGTCTACTAATGCCATTAGTATCGAGAACTATACCAAACTTAGTTCAAGGTGTGTCTCAACAACCTGAGATACTAAGATTAAGTTCTCAAGCTAGTGAGCAAATCAATGGATTTAGTTCTGTTGTTGAAGGTTTAAAGAAAAGACCACCTACTAATCATATAGCTAAAATAAGCAATTCAAGTTTTACAAATCCCTTCTTACATACCATTAATCGTGACACTAACGAGAGATATGTAGTTGTTATAGAGAATGGTTCACTGAGAGTGTTTGATGTTGACGGTACAGAAAAGACTGTTGTTAATCAAACTAATGCAACTAATTATCTAACATCTACAAATCCTCGAAGTGATTTTATTTGTGTCACTGTTGCTGATTACACATTTGTTTTAAATAAAAATCAGACTGTAGCTATGAGTGGTACAACTTCATCAGCAAAAGTAGAGCAAGCAGTCTATACAGTTTTACAAGGTGTCAATAACGTAGAGTATTCGATAACAATTGACGGTACTACTTACACCCATACTACTGCAAGTTCAGGAGCATTATCAACAAAAGGTATTCGTGATGCACTTGTTACTGCTATCGGTAGTCCTTCAGGTATTACTATAACTAATCTTGGTGACAGTTCTTTTTCTGTTGTTAAGTCCTCAGGTGCTTTAACTATATCTGCATCTGACGGTTATGGAGACCAAGCTTCTCAGGTAGTTAAAGATGAAGTACAAAGTTTTTCAGATTTACCCTTACCTGCAATCAACAATATGGTTGTTTCTGTTGTTGGTGATGCACAAAATGCTTTCGATAATTACTACGTTAAATATGAAGAAGACAATAGAATATGGAAAGAAACAGTTGCACCTGATACAGAAACTACTCTTGATGCTGATACCATGCCACATGTTCTTATTAGAACATCAGACGGAAATTTTAGATTTACACAAGTAGACGGTTCTACTTATACAATCAGTTCAACAGATTATGATGTACCTGTTTATGGTGGTCGTGTTGCAGGTGATATTGATACTGTTCCAAATCCAAGTTTTGTAGGTCGTAAGATAAATGACATCTTCTTTCACCGTAATAGATTAGGTTTCTTAACTGATGAGAATGTTGTGATGTCAAGAGCAGGAGAGTTCTTCTCATACTTTCCTGAAACTGTTACTCAGGTCTTAGATACTGACCCTATTGATATTGCTTCTACTCATACAAAAGTTTCTATACTAAGACATGCTATTTCGTTTGACGAAGAGTTATTAGTATTTTCAGACCAAACACAATTTATTGTGAGTGGTGGAGCAACACTGACAGCAGGAAATGTATCTATTAATGTTACTACTGAGTTTGAAGCTTCAAAGAGTGTTAAGCCTGTGGGAGCAGGTTCTAACGTCTACTTTGTCTTCAAAAAGGGGAACTTCTCAGGTGTCAGGGAATTTTATATCAGTTCTGATACGGACACAAAGAAAGCAGATGATATTACAGCGAATGTTCCTAAGTATATTCCTGCTAATGTTAGTAAGCTTACTACTGCTACTAATGAAAGTATTCTTTTAATTTTATCTGATGATGAACCTAACGCAATATATGTCTTTCAAAGTTATGTCGCTGACAATAAACGATTACAGTCTGCATGGCATAAATGGACTTATGGTACTTCTAGTACAGATACCATTTTAAATATAGATTTTGTTGAGAATACTTTATATATCGTTAACCAAAGAAGTGACGGTGTATACTTAGAAACACTTGATGTTTCACCTGCTACTGTTGATGCAAGTGCTACTTATCTTACTCACTTAGATAGAAAATTAGATAACACACAAATTACAGAAAGTTATGATGCAGGTACAAATCAAACAACAATAACTTTACCTTACACCATTACCAATACTATGAAGGTTGTTGGTAGAAGTGGTGCGTCTAATAAAGCAGGTAGGGAGATTACATCTGTATCACAATCAGGTACAAGCATTGTTGTTAGTGGAGATATTACAAGTTTTAATTATTTTGTTGGTGAGCAATACACTTTTAATTTTACTTTCTCACAGCAATTTATGCAGATTGCTGACAATCAAGGTTCAAGAATTTCTGTAAAAGAAGGAAGACTACAAATAAGAAACTGGTCAGTGTCCTTTAATGATACAGGATTTTTTACAACACAAGTAATCCCTGTCGGTAGAGATACTTCTAATACTACATTTACAGGAACAATTACAGGTACAGGTTTACTAGGAACAGTAAACTTAGAAGACGGTGATTATACATTCGCAGTACAATCCGAGAATGACAAGCTAACTATTAAGTTACTTAATGATAGTCACCTACCCAGTAATTTTATTAATGCTAACTGGGAAGGATATTATGTCAGTCCTGCACAACGAATATAGTTATTTTAAATCAAGTACATTAGATGATATGCATTATCTTGCACCTCGTCTCAGGTATGAAGATAAACAAGAGATATTATCTCTCGTAGGACTAACACCTCTCAATGCACTGTTAATGTCTTATAAGATGTCGGAGACATGTTTCACAATATTTAATCCGAAACAAGAACCTGTTGCAGTGTTTGGAGTAACAAGCAAAGGTGCAATATGGTTATTAGCATCAAAGGATATAGTTACGATACAGATACCTTTTTTAAAAGAATGTCGTAACGTAGTAGAATTTTACAATCAGAAACACCCGTTACTTTGGAATGTTGTTGATTGTCGAAATAAGCTTCACATCAAATGGTTAGAATGGTGTGGATTTACATTTATAGCAAAAAGAAAATTAGGAGTTCTCAATAAAGAATTTTATGAGTTTGTAAAAATATGTGTTTAACATTAGCTTTAGGAGCATTAGGGGGTGCGGGTGCATCTTCTGGATTACTTACTGCATTAAGTATAGGTAGTTCAGCTTTAGGATTTATTCAAAGACAAAAAGCAGAACAAGCCGAATACGAAAGACAAAAGAGACAAAATGAAATAGCAAGAGAAAATGCTATTAAAAGATATGCTAGTGAAACTTTACGAATACGACAAGTTCAACAAGAAACAGCAGAAAAAGATTTACAAGGAACATTAGAAGCTAGGAAAAAAGAAGCACAGTTTGTCGTACAATCAGGTGCTAGAGGTGTAGCTTTATCAGGTTCTACTAATAGATTACTACAAGATTATTACCGAGTACAAGGTAACTACACAGCATCATTAGAAAGAAATCTAAACATCAATGTATCTCAATTTAAGAGAAACTTAGATGCAATTCAGTTTGGTCAAGAAAGTCAATCTACATACGTTACACCGCCTAATCCAATACTTAACTTTGCTTCAAGTGCAATGAATGTAGCTAACAGTTATTACCAAAGAAAATATGACAAAGAATTAGCAGGATATAAAGACATAGTAAACTAATGGCAAAAAAACAATTTAATACACCAGAATTAAACTTAAAAGCTGAGTTACCTCAAGTAGCTTCCAGAGATTTTAATTTATTCTATAGACCTGAAGCAGAGCCAGAGATTGCAGGATTAAAGAATTTTACACAATCTTTAGATAATTTTGTTAATGGAGCATTAACAACAGGTAATTTTTTAGCTGAAAAGAAATTAAAAGAACAGAGTGAAGCAGAAGCAACACAGTTCTTTAACATGGAAGTAGAAAATAAAAACGCTTTTAACACTGCTGTAAACAAGAATGAAATACCTAGAGAAGCAAACCCATACTTTGTAGATAAGTTAAAAGAATTAGAGTTAGGTGCAAAAGTACAAGAGTTTAAAAGAAAATTTAAAGAAAGATATGCTAAAGAAAACTTATCAGAAAATACTGACCCTAATGCCTTTAATTTTATTTATGAGCAAGAACTAAAACAATTTTTAAAAGATAATAATATTGGTTTATATGAACCTACTGAATTAGAAAAAAACTTTTTCTCTAAGACATCACAATTTAGAGAAGCTGAAGAAAACATGCACATGAATAATCAGCTATCTAAAATTAGAGAACAGTTTGATAAGAACTACAAGATAGGAGTTCAAGACTTATTTAATCCTGATGCTGATATAGAAACTATAGGTAAAAATGTCAGTGATTTTATTAAGAGTGCTACTGAAAGTGGAATGTCTAATAATAGAGCAAGAGAGTTATTTATGGAAACTCTTAAAGAATATGTCGAAGCTACAGGTGATTTAGACTTTGCTTCAACATTAGTTACGCAATTACCTAATTATGTAAAACTAGGAACTGATGTATTAGGAAATGTCAATTCTCTTAAAGATGATTTTAGTGCATTAGAAGAAGCATTAATTGATAGAGAAACTCAAGAAGAATTAGATAAACTTACTTTACAAGATATACAAATTAAAAAAGAAGATAATGCAGTTATTGAATTAACTAATGAATATAGCACTTTTAAAGAATTAAAAGATAATTCAGGTTTTGCACTTAACAGTAGGCAACTAGAAAAAGCTAAGAAAATTTATAATGATAGAAGAATTGGGTTCGGAGAAGAGAATGAACCTGATGTTATTGATGAATTAAATATATTGTTAGAAGAAGGTAGCTACGAAGAAGCAGAAAAGTATTTAGATAATAATAGGACTAACCTTACACAAAATAAATGGTTCGAGTATGACGGAAAAATAAAAAGTTTTTCATTAGTAAAAGAAGATAGCTTTGTAGGAAATGATTTATGGAATAATGTTACAGACGACCTTGATACTTTGATAAATTCTGTTAATGAAAATAGTATTTCAGGACTTCCTTTAATATCAATCCCCATACTACCCCAGTTTAGGGAAGATTTATTATATTGGCTTTCAGGTAATCCTTTAGAAAACTTTAAAAATCTTAGTGAAAGAAGAGAAGCTTTCAGAGAATTTTCAACAAAAGTGTTAGGGATATATAGAAATGAAATAAAAGAAAAATATTTAACTGAAGATAAAAGGTTCATAAGTAAAGACAGGATTAATAATCCTGAAGAAAATATAGTAATAACTGAAAACGAAATTGAAGAGGTAGAAAACTAAAGGAAGTATTATGGCAATAATTAAAACAGCACCAAATGGCAAACAGGTAGAATTTCCAGACGGAACATCTGAAGAAACAATCCAAAAAATACTATCTCAAGATAGATTTCAACCTACTGTAGTAGAACAACCTGAAGTTACAGAAGAACAGGAAAGAGGTTTAATAGCAGATTTAGGTGTTCAAGCTTTAGGTGGTGCTAGAGATGCTGTTCAATCTGGTATAGGTCTAGTAGAAAAATTAGGTGACACTTTAGGAGAAAAAACCAATATAGGTGGATTTGTATTTGGTGATGATGCTGAGAATGGTGTCATGCAATACAAGTCATACGAAGAATTAAAAGCTGACGGTAATGAAGATATATTATTCGGACAGTTTGGTGAAAAAGATGCAGGTCAACTCCCTGAAATAGATGACCCAGACACAGTAGCAGGCGGTATTACTAGAGGTATTACTCAGTTTTACACTGGATATTTATTTGGAAATCGTATTTTAGGTGCAGTTCAACCAATTACTACCGCAGGAAAAGTATCAAAAGCAATGGGTGCAGGTGCTATTGCTGACTTTACTGCATTTGATGAAGAGACAGGTAGACTTGTTGATATTGTTAATCAATACGCACCAAACTTACAAAACCCTCTTTTTGATTATTTAGCATCTGACCCTGAAGATACTTTCTATGAAGCAAGATTTAAAAACGCATTAGAAGGTTCAATAGTTGGTGGTGTAGTAGAAACAGCATTTAGAACTTTTCGATTAATTAAAAATAGAAATGCACAAAAGAATGGTGAAAAGTTTAATGAAAAACAAATTGTTGAAGATGAGAATTATTTAAGACAGCAAGATAAAGAAGTAGATGTTACTACTATAAAACAAACAAAAGAAACAAAAGAGTTTGTAGATGAAGTACAGAAAAACTTAGATAAAAATATAGAAAATAAAGTCTTTGAAAAATTTAAGAACTTACAAAAAACAGCAAAAGGAAATAATCAACAAACTGCTAGAGAAGTATTTGATGAAGGATTATTTGAATTAGACTTAAGTGTTAGCTTTAATGTAAGAGAATTTAAAGAACTAGATAAAAACGGTTTATTAACTCTTAAATCTTTTGAAGATGCTTTTGAAAAATTAACTAAAAATAAAAAAGTAATTATTCCTGACGAAAAAATATTTAGCACTGCAAAAAGAATTTATGAAAATAATGCAGATAGATTAAAGCTTGACTTAGATGATTTGGAAAAAGGAATGAGAACTTTTCCAGAAAAAGTAGTAGCTATGAACAGTTATATAGAAACTATGTATAATGCACTACCTACTCTTTCAAAAATAGCTAAGACTGACAAAGAAGCAAAAGCAATATTACATAAAAAAATTATACCTGAATTAGCAGTATTGCGAGAGCAAAAGGTTTCTATAGGTTCTAATACAGGTAGAGGTTTACGATTATTTAGTAAAACACCTGATACACCAATTAAACAAAAAATTACATCAATATTAAAAGAGTATGAACAATATGGTGGTAGTATAGATGAATTTACAGACAAGTTATCTAAAGCAGAAAATCTTGATGTATCTAAAGTATTATCTTACGCAACAAAAAAGAAGACATGGAATGTAGTTAATGAAGTATGGATTAATGCTCTTTTATCTAATCCTAAAACTCACATCATCAACATTTCTTCAAACATTGCTAATACAATAATTAAACCTTTAGAAGAATTTATAGGTAGTAAATTAATTATTGGTAATTCTGAAAAAGCAAAAAAGTTAAGATTAGAAGGACTTAGAGCATTAAGAACTTATGTAGGATTTCGTGAATATTTAAGTGATGCTATTAAATATATGAAAATAGCATTTAACAATGAAGATACAATTATAGGCGGTCAAAAGTTTAGTGCAGGTAAATTAGATACACCTGAAAGAAGTATTGGTGGTCTTGCAGGTAAAATAGTCCGCATGCCTACTAGATTTTTAAATGGTGCTGATGAATTTTTTAAACAGATAAATTACCGTAGTAGACTAAAAGCTAATGCTGTAATGAAAGCTATTGAATTAGGTAAAGACCCTAAGAAAATAATATACACAACTTTAGATAGGAAACCTGTATCTGAATTTGATGATTATGTTTCCGAGTATATTCGTAAAGGATTTGATGAAGACACGGGTTTAATTGGTATTGAACCTGATGCAATGATATATGCTCAGGAAAGTACATACACACAAGATTTAACTGGATTATTTAAGATGATGCAGGATATTGTAAATGAATATCCAATACTTCGTCAAATAGTTCCATTTGTTAGAACTCCTGTTAACTTAATGTTAAACATTGTTGACAGAACACCTTTAGGATTAATTAGAAAAGAATATAGAAATAACTTTTTAGGTCGTAATGGTGCATCTAAAATGGCTCAGGCTAGAGGTCAAATGGTTACTGGTACTGCCTTAATCGTATACGCATCAATGCTATATCGTGAAGGTTATATTACAGGTAGACAAGGAACTACAATTGACGAAGGAACGACAAATTCAAAAGATTTAAAAGAACTTAAGAAATCTACAGGTGCATTACCTTATGCATTTAAATACTGGGATAAAGAAAGTCAAAGTCACAAGTATGTTCAGTTTGGTAGAGCAGACCCCTTTGGTGCTTTCTTTGGTTTAGTTGCTGATTACACTGAATTTTATAATCAACTGACAGAAGAAGAAGCACAGAGAGCAGGTTCAGACTTATTACTCATGCTTGCTCAACAAGGTGGTGATGTTGGTCAGTATATTAGTCCAACAACAAAAATTAAAAATGCATTTAGTGCAGGTTCTATGTCTATCTCAAGAAACCTATTTAGTAAAACCTACTTAAAAGGTCTAGCTGACTTTATGGAAGTAATTACAACTGATGAGCCTAATAAATTAAATAGATTTATAAACTCAAAAGTAGGCTCTTTTATACCGAATATTTACACCAAGCTAATCAACGACCCTTTCTACCGAGATGTCCGTAGTATCTTAGATGAGGTCAAAAAGAGAACTGGTGCAGGAGAAGTAGAGTTAAAGTATGACTTTAGAGGTCAACCTTTACAAATACAGGGAGATGAAACTGATAGATTAATTAATGGTATGTTTAATCCTTTCGCATACTCTGAACAAACTAATGACCCTGTTGCGTCTGAGATTTTAAGTCTTGGTGTAAATATACCTAAAATGAATGAGAAGTTGAATGGAGATATAGATTTAACTTTATTTACCAATGCTCAAGGTCAGACTGGTTACAACAGATTACAAGAAATATTAAGAGAAACTAAAATAGGCGGTAGAGATTTAAATACTGCCTTAAAAGATTTAATTAATTCATCACAGTATAAAATATTATCAGAACCAACTGTTGTTGATAATTTGAATAAAACTGACGGTGGGAAAGTTAAAGCAATAAAAAGAATAGTAAAGCAATACCATAAGTATGCTGAAGCTATGTTACTAAGAGAAGCAAAATCTTTTATCAGCACTAAAGATAAAAGAAATCAATTTACTCTACAAGATAGTATTAAATCACTATCAATGAACAAAGCAAAATTAGGGAGTGGAATAAAAGTAAATGGTAACGATTATTTTAATTCACTATATCAATTCACTAACGATTTATAAAAAACATGCCAACATATAACAGTCAAGTTCTCTATACAGGAGACGGTAGCACTACAGGGTATAGTATACCTTTTAGTTTTATTGATAGTTCACACATCAAAGCCTACATAGATAATGTAGAAACTACTGCGTTTACTATTAGTACATCAACTCTAACTTTTACCTCTGCTCCTGCAAACGGTACAGCAATTAAAATTGAACGTAATACACCTATTGATACAAGGTTAGTTGACTTTACAGACGGTTCTGTATTAACAGAAGCAGACTTAGATAAATCAGCAGACCAGAACTTCTTTATTGCTCAGGAAACAGCAGATGACCAAGAGAATAACTTAAGATTAGAAGCAGACGATAAATACAATGCTAACTCTAAAGTTATTAAAAATGTTGCAAATCCTGTAAATGATAATGATGCAGTTAATAAAACTTACTTAGAAAATACTTGGTTATCAGCAACAAATAAAGCTGATTTAACTACTGTTGCTAACAATATCTCTGATATCAACACAGTTGAAGATAATATTTCTAGTATTAATACTGTCGCTAGTGATTTAAATGAAGCGACAAGTGAGATTGATACTGTTGCAACTAATATTGCCAATGTAAATACTGTTGGAAATAATATCACAAATGTAAACACTGTTGCTTCTAATGATAGTAATATTACAACTGTTGCAAGTAACGATACAAACGTAACAACTGTTGCGGGCATTTCTGCTAATGTCACAACTGTAGCAGGAATATCATCTAATATTACAAGTGTAGCTAATGATGCTACAGATATTGGAACTGTTGCTACAGATATAGCTAACGTCAATAATGTTGCTACTAATATTTCTAACGTCAACTCAGTTGCAGGTAATGCAACAAATATTAATGCGGTAAATTCTAATGCTACGAATATTAATACAGTAGCAGGTGCAAATTCAAATATAACAACTTTAGCAGGTATCAACTCTGATATAACTACTGTCAGTGGAATTAGTGCTAATGTTACTGCTGTAGCAGGAGATGCAACCGATATAGGTACAGTAGCGACTGATATAGCTAATGTAAATTCCGTTGCTACCAATATTGCAAATGTAAATAGTGTTGCAGGTAACTCTACCAACATCAATGCAGTTAATTCAAATTCTACAAACATTAATACTGTTGCTTCCAATGCAACTAATATTAATACTGTTGCAGGCATTAATGCTGATATCACAACCCTAGCAAGTATATCTTCTGATATATCTACTGCTTCTACCAATGCATCTGACATTCAAGCTGTTGCTGATGAAGTTTCTAAAGTTGTAACAGTTGCTAATGACTTAACAGAAGCGACATCTGAAATTGATGTAGTAGCAAACAACATTACTAATGTTAATACAGTAGGTACAGACATAACTAATGTTAATACAGTTGCTTCTAATATAAGTGGTGTTAACAGCTTTGCAGACAGATATCGAGTATCTGCTACTGCTCCGACAACTTCATTAGATGTTGGAGATTTATACTACGACACAGGTACAGATACCATGCGAGTATATGGTTCATCTGGTTGGCAGAACGCAGGTTCATCAGTTAATGGAACTTCTCAAAGATATAACTACACAGCTACTTCAGGTCAAACAACATTCACAGGTACAGACAGTAATGGTAATACATTAAGTTATGATGCAGGTTATGTTGATGTTTATTTAAATGGTGTCAAACTTCTTAATGGTACAGACGTAACTGTTTCTTCTGGTACTTCTGTTGTCCTCGCAAGTGGAGCAAACACAGGTGATATTATTGATATTGTTGCTTATGGTACATTCTCTGTTGCTTCTTTAAATGCAGATAACTTAGATAGTGGAACTATTCCAGATGCTAGATTTCCTTCAGTTCTTCCCGCAGTAGATGGTTCTAACCTTACTGGTATTACCTCTGTCGGTGGTGATGTTGGTGTTGATTTCAATGACAATGTTAAAGCAAGATTTGGTACAGGGAATGATTTAGAGATATACCATGATGGTAGCCACAGCATAATAGCAGATGTAGGAACTGGTAATTTAGAATTTCGTGGAACACATTTAGTAGCAAGAAATGGTGGAGATACTGGAAATTATTTTCAAGCTATTGATGGTGCACAAATAGAGTTATTTCATAATGGTTCTAAAAAGTTTGAAACCACATCTACTGGTGTTGATGTTACAGGAACTTTAAATGCTGACGGAGCAACATTTGACGGATTAGTTAATTTTACATCTAACGCATCATTCTCAGATAATGATAAAGCTTTATTTGGTTCTTCTAATGACTTACAGATTTATCACAATGGAACTCACAGCATTATATCTGACGAAGGAACAGGTGATTTAGAATACAAGGTAGAAACTTATCTCTTAGAAGTGATGTAGAGCCTTATATAAATTGTACTGAAAATGGCTCAGTAGATTTGTATTACGATAACTCTAAAAAATTAGAAACCACATCTACTGGTGTAGAGGTAACTGGTGGAGCTGTAATCTCTGGTAACGTATCTTTAGGAACTGATGACCGTTTAAGATTTGGAGGAGGTAATGACCTACAGATTTGGCACAATGGTTCACATAGTTTTATAAGTGACCAAGGAACTGGAGATTTATACATAGAATTTGCAGACGATTTTGTTGTAAGAACAACTCCTGATAACGAAGTTTGTATTCAAGCAAATCAAAATGCTTCAGTCGATTTATACTATAATGGCTTCAAAAAGTTTGAAACCACACCTGACGGTATAGCAGTTACAGGTGCTATCACAGCAACAGGGGATATCACAGCTTTCTATACTTCTGATAAAACTCTTAAAACAAATATAGAAAATATCCCTAATCCTATGGATAAGGTAAAAGAACTAAATGGTGTTTCTTATAACTGGACTGAAGAAGCACAGAAAAAATACAATCACCTTAATGACCAAAAAGAAATTGGTGTGATTGCTCAAGAAGTCGAAAAGGTATTACCAGAAATGGTCACTGAAAGAGATGACGGAACAAAAGCTGTTCGTTATGAAAGAATGTGTGGCTTATTAATTGAGTGTGTGAAAGACTTACAAAGACAAGTTGATGAATTAAAAAAGGATAAATAATGCCTACACCTACAGGTCAAATAAGTTTATCTGATGTCAATACAGAACTAGGAAATACATCTACTGCTCAAATTAATATGGGTTCTACTGCTGTTAGAGATTTAGCAGGAGTATCTTCTGGTGCAATTACTATGAATAACCTCAGAGGTAAATCTAGTACAAGCTATTGGGGAGCAACAGGTGGAACTGTTACAACCAGTGGTGATTATAAAATCCATAAATTTACTTCATCTGGAACTTTTGCTTTAACCTCAGTTACAACTGGTACAGACAATATTGAATATTTAATTATTGCAGGTGGTGCTTCTGGCGGATTGAACTGTGGTGGCGGTGGAGGTGCAGGTGGTTTCAGAACAGGCACAACTTCACCAAGTGCAGGAAACTACAGTGTTATTGTTGGTGCAGGTGGAGCAGGTAGAAATGGCTCATCTGAACAAAGACAAAAAGGTAATGACGGAGGTAACTCCTCAGTATTTTCCACTACTTCTATTGGAGGAGGTGCAGGTGGAGGACACCCAAACATCAGTGTAGCAAATGCTACTGGAAATGGTGGTGGTTCTGGCGGTGGCGGTGGAACTGACACTGGCAACAGCTACAGCTATGGTTCTGGTACATCTGGTCAAGGAAACAGAGGTGGTTCAAGTTCTGGAAATAATGACGGCACTGGTGGTGGTGGTGGTGGAGCAGGTGGAGTAGGTCATACTGGTAATGGTGGCAACTCTACAACTAGCAGTATTACTGGCTCTAGTGTCGCTTACGCAGGTGGCGGAGGTGGAGGTAAGGGTGTTGGTGGTGGAACAAGCGGTGGTGGCGGTGGTGCTACTGGTGGTTCATCATATAACTCACCTTCTTCAAGTGCTACAGCAAACACTGGCTCTGGTGCAGGTGGTGTGAGAGATAACTATAATGGGGGTAATGGAGGTTCTGGAGTAGTAATTATAAAATACAAGTTCCAAAATTAATCATGGCTCATTTTGCAAAAATAGAAAATAACATTGTTACTGAAGTAATAGTAGCAGAACAAGAATTTATAAACACATTAGAAGGTGAATGGGTACAAACTTCTTACAACACTAGAGGTGGAGTACACTATGAACCAGATAGCTATATTCCTTCTAGCGACCAATCAAAAGCATTAAGAAAAAATTTTGCAGGAATAGGATATGTGTACGACAGAGAAAGAGATGCTTTTTATGAACCAAAAGTTTTTGATTCTTTTACATTAGATGAAGAAACTTGCACATGGAAAGCACCAACTCCATATCCTAATGACGGGAATATGTATGAGTGGAATGAAGAAAATCAACAATGGGATTTATTAACATTTGAATGAATATAAAAATTAAGGAGCAACCAAGTGAGTAAAACAAGAAACCTATCCGATTTATTAGATGCTAATGGTGATGTTAAATCTACTGCGTTAGATAATGTACCCGCTAGTGATGATGCTAGTGCCTTAACTACAGGAACTTTAGACTCTGCTAGACTA